TACTAAGGGTGGTTTACCGAATAAAACCTTGAACATCTGCCTTGCAGGTACGGGTGTCGGTAAATCCCTATTCATGTGTCACATGGCATCTAGTCACTTGATGATGAACAAGAATGTGTTATACATTACACTTGAAATGTCAGAAGAGAAGATTGCAGAGAGAATTGATGCAAATATTCTTAATGTTCCTATCCAAGATTTAGCAGGATTGAACAAGTCAATGTATGGTAAGAAGGTAGAGAAACTTAAAGGTAAGACTACTGGTAAACTTATCATCAAAGAATACCCAACTGCAGCTGCTCATGTTGGACACTTCAGACATCTATTACAAGAGTTGGAAATTAAGAAAGACTTTAAACCCGACATGATATTCATCGATTACCTTAACATATGTGCATCTCACAGGATTAAGCCTGGTGCTGGTGCAAACAGTTATACACTAGTTAAGAGTATTGCAGAGGAGTTGAGAGGACTTGCAGTGGAGTTTGATGTACCAATCATGAGTGCAACACAGACAACTCGTAGTGGTTTTGGTTCAACAGATGTAGAACTTACAGATACCTCAGAGTCATTCGGATTACCTGCAACTGCAGACTTTATGTTTGCACTGATTACATCTGAAGAGTTAGACGAGTTAGACCAGTTAGTGGTTAAACAGTTGAAGAACAGATACAATGACCCCACCGTATTCAAAAGGTTCGTCATAGGTGTCGATAGAAGTCGTATGAAGTTGTACGATTGTGAACAAGAAGCTCAAGAAGAGTTAATTGAAAATACTAATTCATACGATGACTCCATCCCTGTTGCAGACAGAGGAAGAAGTTCAAAGTTTGGTGATTTTAAAATATAGGAGAAGGAAATGACAAATAGAGAAATATTATTAGCAGATGGATGGACTCCATTAACCCAAAAAGGGTTTGGTGACCATGCAGAAATTGATTCAAGATTAGAGAAAGGTGTATCATGGGATGATGCAGGACAGAATGTAGGAAAACTAGACCAAGAGATGGAACCTGCATTTTATGTATGGACAAATCTAAATTGGCAGTTTCCCGATGATGTAGGATTTTCGGGTTGGAAAGTTATTGACAAACATCTTTCATGGGCGAATGAAATAAGTTGGTGGCATTCTACACAATTACAAGCACCTTACACTCATTGTGGAGGCCCTTTCAGAGCTGCATGTGCAGATTATGCTATGGGTGGATGTGCATTATTTCAACAACAAAAATTCTGTCCCACAACAAAGTTAGAAATAACTTATGAGGGTGTAATTAAAGTTGGAGAAGTTCTTGAAACACTACAGACAAGTGTAAAGGTAATAGACGAAGGTCGTACATTGGTGCAAGAAGGTATCCAAAGAATCTATGGAACAGATACTATTATTGGACATTTTACAAGTACCCATTATATACCTAAACCTAAAAGTTAATAAGATAAATGACCTAAATAGTATTAGGTTAAACATTATGAGTAAATTTTTGAATCAAACAGACGTTATTGACATTCTATCAAGGAAGATAGAAGTCAAAACTATGTTACGCGATGCAAAAAAAACTAAAGATGTATGCAAAATCACAAGTCTAACTACAGAATTGCATGATATCGAGTTAAAACTCAAGTCCACGCCCTTATCAAAAACATAAATAGTAGGTAACTTAACAGGAACCTACTTTAATGGCAGTCACAAACGTACATTTAGAACACCTAGAAGACGAAATCATCAACAATGGTATTGCAGGTGGTCGTGCATCTATCAACTTCCTGAGAGAACTTAGGGACATGTTAAAAGGACATGCAACAGGTAGAGTCAAGATGACTGTTAAATGGGATGGTGCTCCTGCTATATTCTGCGGGCCACATCCCGAGACTAAAGAATTCTTTGTTGCAAAGAAATCCCTATTCAATAAAGAACCATTATTCTACACATCCGAACAACAAATCAAAGATGCACCCGAACTTAAGGGTAGTTTAGAAGAGAAGTTTTTAACATCATTTAAATACCTATCCAAGATGGGAATGAAAGAAATCCTACAGGGTGATTTGATGTACACTAACGACAAGTCTAGTGAGACGATAGATGATAAGAAGTATCTCACATTTCACCCCAATACAATCTTATATGCAGTTCTTGAAGGTTCGAAACTTTATAATGAAATCAACTCAACGAAAATGGGTATCGTCTTCCACACAACTTATTCAGGGTCTACTATAGAATCACTAAGTGCATCGTTTGGTGCAAATGCACCCAAGTCTACATCAGATGTTTGGACTGATGATGCAACATACAAGGATGTGACTGGTTACGGAAACATGACTGCAAAGGAAACACTTCAGTTAACCAATGCACTTACTTCGACTGGTAAAAATTTCCATGGTATAACAAACAAAGACCTTAAGAAGTTTAATGATGTTCAAAATGTTCTCAACAGTAAAGGAGCTGCAGGTGCATCATACAAGACATACACTAACACACTTGTCCGTGCAGGTAAGTGGAACCCTAACGGAAAGGACTACCTCACCCATGTAGAGAAATACTGGAAAGATAAGATAGTTGCAAAAGTTAAGATGCAGAAGACTAAAGACATCAAGATACAGATTGGTAAGGATGTTATGAGAGACTTAAACTCCATCAAAGTGATGATTGATAACCTTGCAAAATTCCAAGGTGGGTTGATAGAGTCAAAATCCCTTATTGTTACAGCACTAAATAGAGTAAAGAGTATTGGAACCTTCGTGAAGGTAGACAACGGATTTAAAGTGGTTAATCCTGAAGGATATGTTGCAATCGACTCAGACGGAAGTGCAGTTAAATTAGTTGACAGGATGGAATTCTCTATGAATAACTTCAACGCTGCAAAAGCATGGGACAAGTAATGAAAAGTTTTAAATCCATATTCGAAGCAAAAGAAAAGAGTGCAGTGTTTACTTTTGGTAGATTCAATCCACCTACAGTTGGACATGCAAAATTAATAGAAAAGTTAAAAAACTCTACCAGTGGTGGTTTTGAACCTCTAGTGTTCATGTCACACTCACAAGACTCCAAGAAGAATCCATTAGATTATAAAACTAAATGGAACTTTATGAATAAATTCTTCGGTAAGAAGGTGGGTATTGTGAACACTAAAGCACGACAAGTGTTTGAAATTGCAACTGCACTACAAGACCAAGGTTACAGTAAGGTTAGAATGGTGGTTGGTTCAGACAGAATTAAAGAATTTGAGATGTTACTCAACAAATACAATGGTGTGAAAGGAAAACATGGTTACTATAAGTTTGATTCAATTAATATTATATCTGCAGGGGAAAGAGACCCCGACTCCGATGACGTAAGTGGAATGTCTGCATCTAAAATGAGACAAGCTGCATCAGATGGGGATTATGATTCCTTTGAATCGGGTGTCCCCGATAAAAAACATGCAAAGACACTTTGGAAGGCAGTAAAAAAGGGAATGAACATCTCAGAGAGTACACTACCATCTTACATGCAAGAGGACTTACTTAATGAAGGAGTCTATGACCAAGGTATATTTAAAGCAGTCTTTCTAATGGGAGGCCCAGGCAGTGGTAAATCAGAAGTGGTTGATGGTCTTTCCCTTAAATCATTGGGACTTAAATTAGTTAATACAGATAATGCATTTGAGAAAGGTCTTAAGAAAGCAGGATTATCATTAGACCTATCTAAGAACGACCCTAAAGACTATGACCCTATCCGTGCAAGAGCAAAGGCGACCACTAAAATAGGTATGGACTTGTATATCGGTAACAGACTGGGACTTATCTTTGACACTACTAGTGCAAACGACAGTAAGATTAAAGCATATAAGAAACATTTAGATGCACTTGGATATGAATCTAAGATGATTTATGTTCAAACATCACTAGCAAATGCACAAAAACGAAATCAAATGAGACCTCGTAAAGTTCCACCCGAAATTGTTACTGGAGATTGGAACAAATCAAATGCAAATGCAATCAAATTGCAAAAGTTGTTTGGTAGAGACTTCACTAAGATAGAGAATGATGATACACTTGCATCACTTAAACAGAAGACAAATGGTCTTTATGGTAAACTCATGTCATGGACTACCATATTCCCTTCAAACAAACCTGCTCTCTCTTGGAAACAACGAGAGTTACATCTCAAAAAGACTAAATAGTATTATGGATTTATTAAACGATATATTAAAAGTACAGAAACTTGCACGAGAGGATAAAATTCAGTCTTTTCAATCAATGTTTACGGAAGAACCCGTCGCAGTCAAAGTTGCTCATGCAAAAGCACAACAGGTTCAAGAGTTGGAAGACCTTAAAGTTAAACAAGAAAAGGAACTTGAATCGTTAAAAGATAGACATGAGAGAGAGAATTCTAAACTTGGATTAGAGAAAGAGAAAGAGACCGAGAATGTTGCAATTCAAAAGAAAAGAGATGCAACAAGAAAGGCAAACGAGTCAGTTGAACTTGATGAAGCCGTAAAGTGGAGTATGGGTGATGGTAAACCACGAGGTGGTTCAAACATAGAAAATGTTCGTTTTTGGGATTTACCAAAAGCATCATTGGAATACATCCAAAAAGATTCAAAGGATGCAATGAAAGCAAATCCTTCCAATAAGAAAAACACACAGGGTAAAGGAAACTACGCTGACCAAATCAATGATGCACAAACTGTTCTTATATGGAGAAAGAAGAACGGTATTAAGGAATCATTAGATGAAGAAGTGATTGTTTATAAAGTTAAAGGTATACAGAAACCCGAAACAGAGAAATTCCAATCATCTGCAAAATTAATG